AAAAATTATCTGGTTTGAAGCAGAAGACAAAGCAGTTGAATGGAGTAAAACAAACTTATTCAGCGGACTTGCTAAACTTCTGCATACATTTATTTTACTAGTGTTTACTATTACTTTTTTTGTAGTTTACTCTATAATAGATATATTTGTTTTTTTAAAAGACAAATTAAACAAAGAAAATAAAGATGTTGTAACACAAACTATTGCTCCTGAGAGTAATATAAAGTATGAAGACATCGACGGTGTAAGTGAAAAGCCGGAAGATAAACTAGATAAAATAAGGAAATACATGTAATGACTGAATATAGTTCACACGATTGGAGAAAGAACACAGATGATGCTATTGTTGTATCTTCTAATATAGGAATACAATTAGAAGCAAACAAAAGCAAAGTAATTTTTACAAATCCTAAAACTTTGAAAAGAGAAGAAGTTGACATATCAAGACTTGTTAGAGTGTTTGTAAACAACATGGAATCAAATAAAAGGAGTGTAAAATAATGAAAGGAGATGGAATGTTAGATAAACTAAAAAATATGTTTACTAAAAATGCAATCCCTGCAACAGTATCTAAAGAAAAAACAACAGATGCTAAAGCAGAAGCAACAAAAAAGAAAGAGCCTTACGTTACAGTTCTTAATGTAGAAATGAAGGACAATAATCCACGTAATGGTTTTTTTGAACTAGACTGGAACGAATACTTTATTAAAGAACTTAGAGTAAATGGTTACCAAGGGCAAACAGAAGAAGAAATTGTTGATGCATGGTTTAAAGAACTGTGTGGTAATGTTGCTAAAGATGAAGGTGTTGCAACACCAGACGCACAAATGGGTGCTGGTTATATAAACACAAAAAACATCGGTGACGGCAAATCTGAGATTAGTTAATGGACCAACAAGGGGAAATTGTAGGTTTATTTCCAAATGTTCTAGCACGTAAAGTTTGGGACAAAGGAGATAGGTTCAATTCCGGTATGAAAGACTTGTTCTATCGGATTGAAAAAGATTTTCCTATGGATAATACATCTTTTCACTTGACAGACAACTACTATACCAGTTATAATAAGAAACTAGACAAACATTTAATTGAGTATGATGAAATGAAACCTTTTGTAGATTTTTTAATAGACAATATAAGAAATCTTAATGACTTTATGGGTTTTACAAAAGAACATGAATTTAAAATAAGAGATATGTGGTTTGCGATTAATAGAAAAGGCAGTTATCATGAAACTCATACACATAGTCCTGCTATTTGGAGTGGTGTGTATTATGTAGAAGCACAAGAAGATGACGCTTCTTTGAACTTTTTTAGTCCATCTACATTTGAAAATCATTGGGCAAGTAATGTTGTTAATGAATATAACGATTTTAATACAACACAAGCAAGTTTTAAGCCTAGTACAAGTATGTTAAACATATTTCCTGGCTACTTAAAGCATAGTGTTGCACAACAACAGTATGAACGTGATAGAATTGCAGTCAGTTTTAATGTTGTATAAGGAGATATTATGGTTGAATGGGTAGAAAAAGAAGAATATCAGAACTGGGCAGATGTTATTAGAAGTGAACAAGTGCCTATAAACAGAGTAATTCAAGTGATGGAAGAAAATCCAACATTTAAAAAATGGTACACAGACAAATATTTAACGGAGAAAGCATGACTTATATACTAGTTGATACTGCAAATACATTTTTTAGGGCAAGACATGCTGTAAGAGGCGATGCTGATATGAAAATTGGCATGGCGTTACATACAACATTTCAAAGTATTAGAAAAGCATGGCAAGACTTTAATGGCAGTCATGTTGTATTTTGTTTAGAAGGTAGAAGTTGGCGTAAAGACTTTTATGAGCCTTACAAAAGAAATAGGCAAGAAACTAGAGATGCATTAACAGAAGCACAACAAGAAGAAGATAAAGTATTCTGGGAAACATTTGATGACTTTAAAAACTTCTTAAATGATAAAACAAATTGTACTGTGTTACAACATAAGCAACTTGAAGCAGATGATCTTATTGCTGGTTGGATACAAGCACATCCTAAAGATGATCATGTAATTATTTCAACTGATGGAGACTTTGCACAACTAATTGCTCCTAATGTAAAACAATATAATGGTGTACAAAAAGTAACTATCACACACGAAGGTTACTTTGATGAAAAAGGTAAAGAAGTTATAGACAAAAAAACTAAAGAACCTAAAGGTGCACCTGATCCTCAGTGGTTATTGTTTGAAAAATGTATGAGAGGTGATACTAGTGACAACGTTTTTAGTGCTTATCCAGGTGTTCGTAAAAAAGGCACAAAAAACAAAGTTGGTTTACTAGAAGCATACGAAGATAGAACAACAAAAGGTTTCAATTGGAATAACCTTATGTTACAACGTTGGACAGATCATTTAGGAGAAGAACACAGAGTTTTAGATGACTATACACGCAACGTTACACTTTGTGATTTGTCTGCACAACCTCCTGAAGTAAAAGAACTTATAGGGCAAACTATTGCACAAGGTATTGATGCACAAAAAAATATTTCACAAGTAGGTATTCGTTTAATTAAATTTGCGAATAGTTATGAACTTAACAAAATTACAGAACAAGCAGAAACGTTTGCTAAACCGTTAACTGCAAAATACGGAGGACAATATGTCTAAAGAACTAGAAGCAAAACAACTTGTACCTAATAAGTTTTGGATTGTACAAAACTATGGACAGAAAGTAGGTACATTACAAAAGAACAAAGAAGGTTATATACTTGTAACGCCAAAGGACAAAATACACTTTGAAAATGTTGAGAAAGTATATGATGCTTTTGGTCAAGACTTTTTTGAAAGTGCTGTTAAAAAGAATACAAAAGACAGCAAGGTAATGGAAGTACATGGATATCCAACAAGTACACAAGCATTCAATCCACTGTTAGATGTACAAAACAACTTGCCTTTGTATAGCAAGAGTAGAAAGTCTAAAAGTTTATATTGTGCAGGTTACTATACAATTAGATTTGCTAAAGGTTGGGTAAAAAGTTTTTGCCCTAAACTTATTACTTTGCAACGATATGATTACAAAGGACCTTTTACAACAGAACTAGAAATGCGTCAGGTATTATCAAATGTCTCGAAATCCAGTTAATACTATTCCAATAGAAAACTATTTGCAAAAAGCAAAAGTGGCATCCAAGACTCAACAAAGAGAACTTAAACTAGATTCTAAAGAATACAAAGACCTTGCAGATAGTATTGCAGTACTAATGACAAGGCTTGTAGAACTGCAAGATAAACGCCTACAACAGCCACAAGAAGTAAATGTAGACGTACAAATGGACGGCGGAAACTTCTAAAAAACGATAAATATATACGTAGTTAACTAAAAGGAATTGCGTATAATGAGTAGACCTAAACCAAATGTTCTATTAGAATTTACTGATAAGAACACATATCGTAGAGAAGAAGTACTAGATGCTGATGCTATCTGGGCAGTGTTTTATCAAGGCAAGCCTTTTAACCTAAAAAGTTCAAATTCAATATCGCCTACGCCAGGACCTAAATATAAGAAAACAAGTTTTTCAAATCCTGGACATGCAATCAATTTGGCTAAGAAACTAAACTCTACATTCAAATCAAAAGAGTTTGAGGTTTTCAAGTTAACTAAAGGCGATAAAATCGCATAATGGATATCAAAGAAGCATACACTAAAACATTTATGATCTCTGCTAATGCAGAAAACATTACTGAGACTGAAATTAAAAAGAACTATATGTTATGGTGGCAAAACACACGCATGAAAGGCGATAGTGGATTGCGTTTAACCAAAGACGGATTTGAATATGCTGTTGATCATGCTGATTTGGCCACGTATGAAATTAAATTTCCAAACGAAATAAAGTTTACACCACAAGTATTCTTATACTTAGACAACTTTATTGATTGTCCGTATTACGTTACAAAGAAAAGAATCTATGTTTTTAGCGAAAAAATGGGTCTACAACTTATGATGTTTGCTGGAGATATTAAACAATACGGACTTGCCCGTGCTATGGCGTCAAAACTAGAAGATTAATCACTCATTTTGGACAGTTTTTTTGTAAAAAAGTGGAAAAACCGCTTGACTTTTTCTGTGTTGAGTGTATTATATAGTTATAGTTAGAAACAAAGGAGCATAGCAAATGGCACAAACAACAGAAGCACGTACAGTTACACCAAACGAAGCAAAGGCGGCTGTACAACACTCAATGAAACTGAAGCGTCCAATCTTTATGTGGGGACCTCCAGGTATTGGTAAATCAGATATTATGAGTCAGATTACTGACGCACTAGACAATGCACATCTTATTGATGTACGCTTGTCTTTGTGGGAACCAACAGATATTAAAGGTATCCCTTATTATGCGGCAAATGATAATGTAATGGCATGGGCACCACCAAGTGAACTGCCAGACGAAGAATTTGCTAAGAAATTCAAAACTATTGTTCTTTTCTTAGATGAAATGAACTCTGCGGCGCCGGCAGTACAAGCGGCGGCATATCAACTTATTCTTAATCGTAAGGTAGGTACTTACAAACTTCCTGACAATGTTGTAATTGTTGCGGCAGGTAACCGTGAAACTGATAAGGGTGTTACTTATCGTATGCCGGCACCACTTGCTAACAGGTTTGTACACCTTGAACTTCGTGTAGATTTTGAAGACTGGTTGACATGGGCAACTGAAAATCGTATCCACTCCGACGTAGTGGGGTACTTGACTTTCGCAAAACAGGATCTATATGATTTTGATCCAAAGTCAAGTTCAAGAGCATTTGCAACGCCACGTAGTTGGTCGTTTGTAAGCGAACTTCTCGACGATAACCTTAACGAATCTACACTTACAGATTTGGTTGCAGGTTCAGTCGGCGAAGGACTGGCAGTTAAATTTGCGGCACACCGTAAGGTTGCGGCTAAACTGCCTAATCCAACAGACATACTTAATGGCAAGGTTAAGACTATGGAGACGAAAGAAATTTCGGCAATGTATTCACTAACTGTAAGTATGTGCTATGAACTTCAAGAAGCGTTCAAACGCAAGGAGAAGGGTTGGACACAGATGGCAGATAACTTCTTTGGTTTTATGATGGATAATTTTGAAACTGAACTAGTTGTAATGGGTACGCGGGTTGCTATCGCTACTTACAAACTGCCATTTTCGCCAAAAGACTTGAAAAACTTTGACCGTTTCCACGACAAGTACGGCAAGTATGTTCAAGCCGCTATGGCATCCTAACTAACTATAGAGGGGGTCTTCGGATCCCCTCGCTTTATTAGGATTTGTTATGCCTAAAAAATTTAAAAAACATTATCTAAAACCTACATTGTTTGATCCTAAAGATCATTGGATGGTAGGTATTACTTGGCCTGTAAAAGGTTCTAAAGGAAATGAATACGGTGTCACATTGCATGAACAAGGATTTGAATGTGAATGCGTTGGCTTTTCGTTTCACGGTAGATGCAAACATTCAAAAGCAGTAGTTGAACAAGTAGAAAGGTCCATGGCATGAGTAAACATCTTTTTGAAAGATACAAGATAGGATTTGCAGGTACTAAAAAAACTGTAACCACAAAATGTACACTTCCATATTGCAACGAATGGTCTTCAGACTTTAAAGGTCCTGGATCAAGACTGTGTGAAGAACATCAAGCATTACTAAGAGAATATGGAGGTCCTGCTAGAATGGACCGGCCATGGACATTCAACAAAAAAAAGTATTGTGAACTTTGTGGACATAATCCATGGGAACATCCTAAAGTAAAACTAATTGACGACGAACTTATAAAAGATCGTGTTGCATGGGGAATGCTTTTTGTTGACCATATTGAAACACAAAGAGATGGCGGTAGCCACTGTGATCAAAATACTCAAACACTTTGTTTAGATTGTAATATGATCAAAAGCACACTTGCAGGAGATATGGTTCCAAAAAAACTATACAAAGACAAAAAAGAATATTACAAAGTTTTGGAAAGACTAAAACCACATTACAATAAAGTCTTTAACCAATCCAGTTGACCTTTAGAAAACTTTTTGCTATAATAATTACAGTAAAGGATATAAAAATGAATACTGTAGACCTCGTAACATGGTTTCAACAAAATGTAGATTGGAACAAGTATGTTACTCTAGTAGATACAATTGGTGATGAACTAGACGAACGTAAATTGCGTTTTGATAAGAGTGATCTTTTAGAACGTAGTTTGGAGTTGTTCAGCAACAACGAATTAGTATATGTAAATTTGGAGGGTGTTGATCATATTGGACCTGAAGCATCTACAATAGAAATGAAGTATTCAAAAGGAAGTTTGTTTACTCTTAAAACAAAGAAAAAGAAAAAGAACGTATCCGATTTACAACTTATGAACAGTAGAGGTTCAAGTGCAGGAAGAACACTGCCGGCAGGATATGCAGATTATTTGCTGATCTGTGATATTGATAGTGCCGCACTTATCCACAAACAGGAGTTGATTAATTTTGTAGTAGATGCAGGAGATGGACTAAAAACGTCCAAAATGCCCAGTCATATGGTACAATATATATTTGTTCCAGGCCAATATAAACCACAACATATAGCAGAATCTATTTCATATAAAAAAGCCAAATTGGACATGCAAAAGCAATTTTTATCACAATTCTGATTGACAAATATCCGTTAGATGCTATACTATAAGTATAGTTAGGAGTTAGGAGCAAAATATGTCAAGAGATACAACCGCAGTAGAACAGAGCATGATGGAAGGTAAGATCTATGAAAAGGATCCTACTGTCGATAGTGCTAAAGTAAAAGAGAAATTAACAACGGCTAGAATCGCACTGTTGATTCGTCAGCCTTTTTTTGGTAACCTTGCAACACGTCTTAAAATTATTGACGCTACAGATTGGTGTGCCACTGCCGCAACTGACGGTAAAAACTTCTATTACAATGAAAACTTTGTAAACAGTCTTAATCAAAAACAAACAGAATTTTTGTT